CGTTTTCAACTTGGCACTCAATGTGGTCCCGCGACATGCGCGGCGAGCAATTAGACCTGCAAATAGCCCGTGCCACTCTCTCCACCATCTCGCTCATGCGCTGTTCCTGTGTTTCATGCGTCAGCCTCAAGCCGGTGGGATGCTGGCGCGCGCCAAACAAACTTCCCGCCGACCATGCGCAAAAAACCCCGCTCGATTGCGTATCTCTTGGCGCGTTCCGGCAATTCGTCGATTTGCTCTTGGCTGTATTCGCCCAGCCGAAGATTCTCCATGATGGTCTCGAAACGATCTGCGATACTGGAAACATTGCTGTCGGATTGCAGTAAAACGCAATTGGCTTTCCAATTGTCTCCGAGCGCGCGAATGACGGCTGGAACAATCTTTGCTGGATGGTCGCACTCGTCGCGGGCCTTTTTCAGCGCGTAATCAAGTTCCTCCGGCGATAGATGCTTGTCGTAAAGTTGCACCGTCGCAGCGGCAAGCCATTGTTCCCGATCTTCCTCGGACATGCCAACCGGAACGACAAGGGCTAGGCATTGAGCCAAGCCGTTCAGAACATAATCACTGGACGCCTGCCGAACGTATGCGTTCTCGGACAGCCATAACAGCTCGCCCCGTCCGTCCGAACCCGTCAGTGTCAGGTTGTTTTCCATTTTGTGGTCTCCTGAAATTGCGAGAATTTAGAACCCATGTTGACCAAGCCTTTTGCCAATCCTTGAACCTGTCGCCCTTCTTGCCGTGGTGGGCGCGGAACGTTTCAAGCTGGATTGCGGCCTCGCCTGGCGGCCATCCGTCAACAATCTTTCGGCTTTCGGTGTTCAGGCCGAACGGTTGAGGCTGCCAATCGTCTGGTAATTCGTGATCGACCGCGCGCGCTTCTTGTCTCTTTGATGGTTGTTTATGGTTCTTTGATGGTTTGTCCGCAGCGGCTGCGGGGGTGTCCCGCAATCTCTGCGGGGGTTCTTGCTGTTCGCTGCGGGGGGCAGGCTCTGCGGGGGCGCATTCTCTGCGGGGGTGGACGGTATAGTTGCAACCCTTCCCTATGACTTCATTACGCGTCAAATGCCCCTTCTCAACCAGAGACTTGATTGCGCCTTGGACTGTCCTGTCACCTTTGCTGCATTTGCGCGCCAGCGTGGCCATAGACGGCCAGCAATGGCCTTCATCGTTCGCACTATCTGCAAGTGCCAGAAGAACCAGCTTCTCGCTGTCGGGCAAATTGACTTGCCACACATCTGACATGACGCGGATGCTCATCCCTTGCGCTCGATGTTTTGATTTGATATCAGGAACACGTTCACTGGCTCCTTTCACAAGCCTTTGGACAGGGCGGGTTGATCGCTGCGATACGATCCCCGCCCGCCTTCATATCAAAGCGGCGCATAATTGCAATGACTGGGATAAGAGGATGACGGGGATAATCTCGGTGCGCGCTTCCCCCGTTTATGACAGGCCCAGCGTGGGAACATGTTATATTGAAATTCAGCGGCGCGCTTGATGCCATGGCGGATTGTCGAACGCTCACGGTTGAATACGCGGGCAATCTCGCTTGAAGTCATGCCGCGCGAGTATAGTTCCGCATAAGCGTGAAACCTGGCCCATGCAATCGGGCGCAACCGGGAAGGCCCAAGCAATTCTGGAAGCCCAACCCCATACCGCTCGCCAATCAGGCGGATGGTCTCCAAGGTGCGTTCGCGGGGCGTCAAGGCCGCATCCCGCAATAGACAGCGCCCCAGCCGTGCGGATCGGCCCAGAAACGCTTTGCATAGGCCGCGTGGATGGCATCGCGGAGCATGTTGGAGCCTTTCACCATGTTTTGCTTGTGAATCACGTCATGCGCTATTGGCTCGTCATCAGGACGGTGGCCTATGATTGTCTTGGGCGGCTTGGGGCGCTCCAGTTCGACAATGAGCGGGTCAAGATTATACGCGCGGGCAACTCTTTCGGTTGACAGGTTGAACGGCAGCTTTTTGAGCACCGCGCGGGTTGAGGCTGTGAGGCGGTCGTATTTCATGACAACAAAACCTCCACCTTTCCGCCGCGCACCGGATCGCGCCGGCTCAATATGACGGGGTTCAGTTCGTAGTCGTTCAGCTCGTAAGCATCGGCAATCCCATCAATGCCAGCCTTGATGCTCGAAAGCATTCCATCCAGGTCGCGCTTGCGCCGGTCTGGTGGGTAGAAGTCTATCCGCACGGGAATGCCGTCTGACGGGTGGCTGTGGGGTTGTGCCGCAGCCTTGGCTATCCAATAGGCGGCTTCACGATAGGCTTTTGCAGCCGACGCACGGGCATGGAAATGCGGTCTTGAATTCGGATGTAAATCACGTGGAGGCCAAGCAAGAATGATAGTGTTACCCATGCCGCCGCGCCCTCAATATGCGTCTACTCACACCCGCCTCCATGTTGACCATGCGTGCCGGATAGCCGTGCGAGCGAGGCGACGTTTGCGACAAGACCACCATATGGACAGGCGTAGCTTGACCAGGCGCATCATAGGACAACCATCCCTTTCATGTGAGGGATGACTTCGACTTTCAGTCCGTAAATTTCCCGGTTGAACCCCATTGGGCCATCAAACTTGATCGCGCCGCCGCCCCACGGGAGGCAGTCACGAACCGCGTCTGAATTTATGATTTCAGCAAAATCTTCACCGCCTATCAAAACTCGGTTTGGCTTGCGGTTTGAATAAAAAAGATGCTCACGAGCCGTGAATATCTTATGCATCGCATCTCTTTTGCTGAATGATATTCTCTTGTAATCCGTGACGGAATCAAAGTGAGATTCGAGTGCGCCGAACCTATTCAGACCCCACCAAAGGGCTTTTTGGATCCAAACAAACCACTTTCCCTTTGGCTTGAATTCGCGGGCATCAGTTAAAACCAGTCGCTCCACTGGCCTGTGGAAAACCATCTCGACACGGTCGTCGCGCATCACTTCCCCCTCCTCTTGGCATCATACTTGGCCCTATTGGCCTTCTGGCGGAGTGCGTAGGCAACGAGGGGCGCTTGTGCGTCCAGCTTGTCCTGCAAGTCCTCTGCCTTTGTCTGCCAGACCATTGCCTTAATGTTTGCGGCGCGTGTCTGTGCTTTCAGGTCGGCGTTTGCAGCCTCAAGGGAGGCAATACGCAGGGCGTCGGCATTGACCTCGTCGTTTTCACGGCGTGCGGCTCCGAGCCAGTCTAATGCGCGGCGGATCATGCTGCGACCGCGAACAATCCCGCGCCTTCGTTCTTGAGTTGGTCGAGGTTGCGCTTGGCCTGTTCAAAATAGGATGGCTTCAATTCGATGCCGACGCCATTGCGGCCCATCTTTGCAGCGCAATAAACCTCGCTGCCGATGCCAAGGAAAGGCGTTAGAACCGTATCGCCAGGATTGCTCCAAAGGTCGATACACCGCTCGATCACGTCGAGCTGCAGCGGGCTTATGTGCTGCTCGTCCTTTTCATCCCGGCCGCCACGATATTGAAGCGTTCGCGTCTGGTTTATGTCCATCCATACCGGCGATGCGTAACGCTGCCAGACCTCGATAGAATACCAGTTGCGGCCATCATCGGCGGTCGTGTATTTGCTGAAGTCGGGTTCGGTTCCGTCCTTGCCATAGTATGCGTCAAAGCACCCTGATACGCGCTCCGGGTTTTCCCCCGGCTTGCGAAACGTCACGATATAGTCGGCAAGCCCCTGTCCCGACATGCAGCTATCCTTGACAATCTGCTTATGAAGCAAGCGGAGCGATTTGGTCCGCTGCTGCGCGACAACGGGATCTTTCCAGATGCAAACCTCGCTATGGAATATCCAGCCGGCATCCTCATAGGCGCGGATTATCTCGCCGCGAAAGTCGCGCATTCCGATATGGCCGTGGCGAATTTTGCTTGTCGGGAGCTGCATGCAATGCACGCTGTGAAGGCGCCCTGGCATGGTGACGCGCAACAGTTCCTGAATAAGAAACTGGTAATGCGTCCAGAACCCATCGCCCTCGTTGTTAGATATGTCTCGGTCGTAATTGCTGAACTTGTAAAGCCCCTCGAACGGCGGAGAGTGAATGCCGAAATGGATGCTATCGCCTGGTATCTCGCGGATGATTTCGCACGAGTCACCCTGATAGATTGCGAAGTTGTCACCGTGGGCCTGATCGACGCATTTGAAAGTCATGCTGCCATCTCCAGAAAAGCGGGAAGTTTGATTGGTTGCTGTGGATTGTATGTAGGCACGTCGCGCACTTGGCCGCGCACGAGTTTCGATGATAAGTCAGCCATGTGCATGACCATCGCTGCGGCCATGCGGTCGGCGTCTGCCTCCTTGCGCCGGATATTGGAGACGGTCGCGCCTTCCGTTTCCGCTGCGATGATATGGCAATTAACGGGCTTGGTTTGTCCGAAACGCCAGAACCGGCGAATGGCCTGATAGAATTGCTCAAAGCTGTCATTGAGACCGACGAACCCTGTATCTGCACAGTGCTGCCAATTCATTCCGAAGCCGCAGATCGACGGCTTGGTCACAAGGACGCGAATGTCACCCTCGCTAAATGCAATCAGTTTGCGCTCTTTGGCCTTGTCATCATCCGAACCGCGAACCTCAACAGCGTCAGGAATGGCCTTGGCCAGTGCTTCGCTTTCCGAATTGAGATTGCACCACCATACGAAAGGGCGATCAGATGGCGTCTGCGCAACAGCCTCGGCAACGCGCTGTTCAACCGTATCGCGCCGCGCTGATATGCGCTCGGCAAGTGTCGCGGCCTGAATTGGAAACAGAAAGCCCGTTTCCATCGACGGCGCATATTCAACATCGACTGTGTGTTGATGATAGACCAGCGGCGGCAGGTCATAACCGTCATTGGCATAGCCCAGATCGGAGGGCTTGCGGAGCATGACAGCCCAAGTCGCCATCCATCTCCAGAACTCATTCTCAGCATGGCCCTTCAATCGCCAGTCTTGGGTTGATCCGCCATCATGCACAAAGAACGTGGCGAGCATGTCTGTATATTTCATCACGCCAAGGAACTCGGCATGATTGCCCAATTCCATGAAGTCATTAGGGGCTGGCGTGGCTGTTGCAGCCAAGCGAAACGGGATTGACTGACAAGCCTCAATCAGTGCCGTCCGATAATGTCCGTTCGTCGATTTGAGAATGCTGCTTTCATCAAGGATTACGCCGCCGAAGCGAGACAGATCGAAGTGGTCAAGTTTTTGGTAATTGGTTATGTTCGTTCCTGGTCCGCATTCGGATTGCGTTGCGACAACCTTCGCAGCGATGCCGAACTTGTCAGCTTCGCGCGCCATCTGATTTGAGACTGCCAGCGGGGCAAGGTGCAGAATATCCTTGCCTGTTGATTGGTGGACAGCCTGCGCCCATGACAATTCCATGAGGCTCTTGCCTAAACCAGTTCCTGCAAACAGTGCAGCTCGGCCTCTGCGAAGCGCCCATGTCACAATATCATGTTGAAAGGGAAATAGGCATTCTGGAAGATCGGGGATGTCTGAAAGCCCCGTCATCGGGTCATCAATGGCCTTCTGCGCAAGAAATGCTGCATAGGCGTCGTTCGTGTTACGCGATGGCTTCATCCTAAGGCTCCCCCGCCAAAGTTTAATATGTGCCGCCAGCCGTTATAGACGGGAACCCATGAGGCTGGCGGCTCCCCCAGCCGTAATGGGGGAAATCATGCGGCAGACCGTTCCGGCAGATCAAAAAAATCATCTGGCCTAACCTGTCCGTCCGTGTGCTCAATAATAAGGCGCATGAGATCGGCTGACGGGTAAATGTCACCCTTAGCGGCCCTGGTTATGGACGAAACCGCCACACCCGCCTTATCAGCGAGCGCCGTGGCTGAATTTCCTTCCAGCTTGATATAGTCTGATAGTTTCATGGCGCCTAGATTGCATAGCGCGCAAGCGTCGTCAATAGGGCATCGGCGGATTTATTTTGCGCCTTTTGCAAATTTATTTGCTTGAGGCGGTTGACATGATTTGCGTTGCGCGCAATAAGCAATCATCAACACGGAGACACACCATGTCAGCAACCATCACCCTCCACCAGTTCGAACAGATCGACGGGCTTCTGTCTTCGCTCCTGCGCATGGGGCAATTCGAAACTTGCGCTGATCCGCGCGGATATATTCAGACCAGCAACGTCCTTCTGGACGCCTGCATTGATGCAATGGGCTACGAGTGGACGATGGCTTGGGCCAGCGCCGAAGAGGCTGCTGCGGCGATTGTTGCGCGCGCCCTGACGTCCTCAAGCTTTGTTGGAGAGGATGCATAATGTTCGATAACCGCACAGCACAAGAACGCCGCCGCGATGAGCGCGACAAGGCATTGACCAACAAAGATCGGCTGTCTTGGGCAAAGACCACACTTGCCCGCTTTCCGTTCCGCGATGACCTGCGCGCGCTGATCAAGCAGATTGAGGGTGCATCGGCATGACCAACCCAGCCCCCTACTCCAACACCATAGCAGAACGCGAAGCCGCCCTAGAAGCCGCTTGCCCTGCGCTCGCCCGCATCCGCGCCGCTTACAAGACACACGGTTACCGCAGGTTCAGCATTGGCGAGCTGATCGACATTTGCTCTGACGGGCCATTGGGCAGCGCGACGGTTGATGCCGTTGTTGATGATGTGGTGGCGGCATGAGCGGGTTCACGCCGGGGCCTTGGGTGCCGCGTCGCGCCGTCAAGCCTGACAACACAGGTGGATACGATTGGGCGATTATCGCGCCCGACAAAGCAATCGTTGCCGAGTGTTTTG